CCTTTGCTTTTTTGGTGAGGCAAAAAAGCGCATAGGGGGGTTGGGGGAAAGGGGGTACTATAACCATAAGTTAAAAAAATGACGAAAGAACGAGACCTTTTGGTTGCCCAAGATGCAGAATCGAATCTATCAGATTTGGCAAAAGAAATCTGGAGGAAAGTTTTTCCACATCTAGTTGACCTTCAAATTCTGAATCAGTTAGATATACCGAAGGTGATGCGGTACTGTGAAATGCTTGTACGGTGGAGGGCTTGTTGCGATTTCCTTAGTAAGCATGGGGATGTTTATCCAATGAAGGGCAGAGGAGGACGAATCATATCTTTAATACCCTACCCACAGGCAAAACTCATCGTAACTTATGGTCGGGCGCTTGATGCAATGGAGAAAGAACTTGGGATGTCGCCAGCCTCACGGGCGACTTTTGCGGCTATACTTGCAGGGATAAAGGGTTATGTAGGGCCAGATGATGACCCGTTCGCGTCTTATGGCGAATGATAGGCTCTTGGCGTCATCCAATTCGCTTAACTGTAAAGGAGATTAGAGCTGAGGCGACTAATTATTACTATGACGTTAAGGCAGGGAAGAGGGTAGTTCGTTGGATTGAGACGCATGGCAGGCACTTTGAAGGACCACTAGCAGGGCAGCGAGTTGTTCTTTCGAGGTGGCAAAAGAAGGTTTTAATCCGTTGGGCAGGTTGGAGGTGGAAGGATACAGGGTATAGAGTTGTCCGAGAAATATTTATTTTCATTCCTCGGAAGAATGGAAAGTCGGCTTTTACTTCCTTCTTTGGTAACTACCTCCTACTGGGCGACAATGAAATGGCTCCGACGATAGTGGTAGCAGCCGGAAGCGACGAACAGGCGCGCCAAGTATTTAAAGGTTGCAAGGATAACGTCGAAGGCGACCTCATATTAAAGCGTCTCGTAGGGGAAGGAGTTTCAAAAAACAGCATAGTTTGGGCAGCCAAAAACGGCGAACTGAAGGTTTTAAGCTCTAAGGCAGACACGAAACATGGTGGAAACCTAAGTGGAGTCATTGTTGATGAGGTCCACGTACAACCTAATCGAGACCTTATAGACGTTTTACATACGAGTACGAGCGCAAGACCGCAACCAATTACGGTATACCTAACCACAGCCGGAACAGATACCGAATCAATTTGCTTTGAATTATATACCTACGCGAAGGATATACTGAAGCGAGACTTTAAAGACCATGCCTTCTTTCCAGTAATCTACGAGGCCGAGACAACGGATAATATTTATGACGAGGCGGTCTGGGCAAAGGCGAATCCGGGTCTAGGAGTCAGCAAGTATAAAGATTACATGGAAAGGGAGCTAGTTAAGGCGCAAAGAAATGCCTCTTATCTCAATACGGTAAAGCGGTTAGAATTTAATTTATGGACAGGCAAATACGCCACGTGGATTGACCGGACGATATGGGACAGCGTAGGTTCCGACAAGAAGATAGCGGACTTTAAAGGGCAAGGTTGTTTCGTTGGTATGGACCTTTCTAGTAATTGCGACCTTACCTCCGTGGTGGTTATCATTCCAGAAGATACTGGAAAGACAGAAGTTAGGTTGAACGAGAAAGGGAAACCACAGCAAAGTAAGATATTCAACTATCACGTATTCCCCTATTTCTGGTTGCCTGAGAGTAGTCTAGACCCAGAACATACCAACAGAAATGTTAGACTGTTAGCAAAGTTAAAACGATGGAGCGAGTTAGGCTATCTAAGGTTAATGGAAAGCAAGACGATTGATACAGATGAGATCGTTACTTTCATCAGTAACGAAATAGGCGGTACTCTCAAAATTGAAGAGATAGTAGGCGACAAGTGGAACGCCATTACGGCGATGAACCAGCTCACCAAGTTGGGCTTTACGGTAGTGGAGTGGGCGCAAAACTTTGGTAAGATGAACTCGCCGACCAAGTTCGTAGAAACTAAGATATTACAAGAAAGGTTATTTCATGATAAGAATCCGGTGTTGACTTGGAACTTTGAGAACGTGGCGATTGAGGAGGATGCGACAGGGAATAAGAGACCAAACAAGAGAAAATCAACCGAGAAGATTGATGGAGTGGTTGCAATGATAATGGGCTTCGGTAGGGTTGAGCAATGGGAAACCAAACATAGTGTCTATAGAAACCGAGGGCTTATATTGTTATGAAAAAAGGGAAGCAGGCGCAGAAGAAAAGAGTCACAGAGGTTAGGTCACTTGGGATTCCCACCGTCGCAGGTAATACAATTCGGAGCCCCAACGCAGGGCTTGAAGTGGCAACGGTTTACAGATGCGTGAACGTCATTAGCGACAGTCTTGCGTTGGCACCGGTACAGATTTTCGACTTAAAGAACCCAGACGTTAAAACTCCTATCCCTGATCACTTCCTTATCAAGCTCTTAAACGGGCGACCTAACCCCTATGAAGCTCCTTTTATATTCAAGAAACAGGTATTTCAAAGCCTTTTACTTTCAGGCAATGCTTATATTCTAGCAAGTAATACTGAATTTCACCTACTAGACCCCTCTTTAATAACAGTTACGAGGGAGCAAGGTGGGTATTTACCAGTGTACAAGGTGAAGGATAGGGCAGGAAATGACTTAGGTTTATTGTCCAACACTGAAGTTATTCACCTAAAATATTGTAGCAAAGACGGTCTGACGGGAAGTTCTCCTATCCTTCTGCATAAGGAAGTCATCCAAAGTGAGGACAACGGGGAGCGGTATCAGCGAGACAGTCTCGACAGTAGGCAAATGCCCGTTGGTATCATTACTATACCGGAGACGGTAGACGAGGAGAGAATCGAACTATTCAGGAGTCAGTGGTCTAGCGTAGTACGTACAGGGCGACCTGCTATCTTTGAAGAGGGAGCCAAGTTTCAACCTATCAGCATGACGCAAGAGGCGACGCAGTTCATTGAAGGCAGAAAGTATACCGGGATAGACATCTGTACGAAAATCTTTGGACTGCCTACCTCTAAAGTTGGGTTGAAGGGAGGGAATACCTATACGCTGGAAGAGGAAAGCCAAATGGTAATTGATGCCATATTACCTTACGCTCAAATCTTCTGTGAAGAGGTGCGGAATTTCTTCTTTGGAGTAAACCCCTCTGCCTTTGAAGTAGCATTCAATCTCAATACCTTGAAACGTTACGACAGGAAAAGCCTCGACGAGAGCCTCCGGATAGGCATAACCCACGGTTGGTTTTGTGCCAATGATGCCCTTGCCCAGTTAGGATATCAGCCACGGGCGGACGGAGATCGGTATTATGTTCCAGTGAACATGATCGACAGCCAGTACGCCGAGGCATGGGCGCAGAAGCAAGTGGAAACGGTAGAGAAGGTTAGTACGTTAGAGGAAACCGCTAGGAATATTTTCAGCTACACCATGAGGCGGTTTGTTTGTTTGGCCCGACAACGGCAAAGCAAATTGCAATTAGATACCGAGCGTGGGGTCGCGTACTATGAGCAGTACAAGACGGAAATGAGGGAGGCATTGACGGATGTAGTGCTCCTTCTCTGTAATGGTCATAAGGAAATAGCCCATAAGGCCTTACTCGAGTATGTAAATGGGTACGATGTTGAAGCAGTTCGAGATTCAAAAGTGGAAGAAAGTGGAGTTCTGGAAGCGGAATACAAGAGAATACAAGGGATAATAAGGGGAAACAAAAATGGAAATTGAACGCAGGACTTCAGGAGCGGCTACACTCGAACTTCGCAATGAGTCACAAGTGACTACGATTGGAGGGCTTGGAGCTCCTTACGGGCAGAAAAGCGAACTGTTATATGGTTTATTCACTGAAACAATAGACCGAGGAGCCTTCAAGGAAAGCCTGAGTACACGGAACATCTTTTACCTTGTTGGGCATGATGACGCGATGCCCGTTGCTATGACAAAGGACCAAACCCTTCGCTTGTGGGAAACTGATATGGGGTTATACACGGAGGCAATTCCGAACGAAACCCAATACGCAAAAGATATGATCACTAATGTTCGACAAGGCATCATAAGTAATCAAAGCGTTGGTATGCTCGTTGAAGATGACGAGTTCCTGCAGGACAAAAAGACAGGAGCATGGGAGCGGACAATCCATAAAGCATCGTTATATGAAGTCAGTGCAGTGGTGTGGCCAGCCTACCCACAAACAAACCTTGGTTCAGTTCGCAGTATGGCTGAACGTTTTAACAAAGCAAAACAGCATAACGAGGAAGAAAGGAAGCGATTGCAAGCCAAATTAGTTCTTGCCAAACAGAAGCAGAAGATATATTTTACCGAATAAGAAATAGTCAGAGGGGGAAGGTTTCCCTTTTTGCGTGACGGGTCGTCAATTAGAAAATATCCAATTGTCTAAGTGGTGGCCTATCTAATTATTCAAAATAGGCACCAAAACTTTATTTTAAAAGGTGCCTAATGTTCACACTAAAAGAACTCCGAGCAAAACTCCAAGCCCTCATTCAACGGCAAGAGGAACTCCTACAGCCAGAAAACCCCTTCACGACTGAACTCCAAGCTGAGTGCGCGACGATTGAGGAAGAAATCAGAACAGTCAGCGAGTCTATTGATAAGCTGATAGCTGAGGAAGAAGCTCGCTCCGCAGCCCTCAAAGCCTTAGAAAGTCGCAAAGCGGAAGTCTCTGCTATCGCGCTTCGCGCCAAGGCATCCCCGTCAATCGAAGTAAAGAAAAAGCCTTTTGATCACATCCTAAAGGACATTCTCGGAGAGGACAGGACCTTCGGTAAGTATATGCAATGCGTCGCGCGTCAACAGTTGGATGGTTATGATAAGAACTTCCAGCGTATTCAACAAGAGACACGAGCAGCCACGGGCATGAATACTCAGAACAACGAGGACGGCGGCTATCTAATCGGCACAACCGATGGTGGCTTTATCAGCGACAAGGCGTATGAGGAAAGCGTATTCGCAAAACGCGCAACCCTAGCACGATTAGACCCCGGTACACGGAGCATCACCTATCGCCGTTACAAGAAGAGGAGCCGACTAGACGGGTACAGATTCGGTGGATTTACTATCAATTGGGAAGGTGAAGGGGAGACTATTGAGGCTACACGATTGAAGTATGAACTCCATACTTTGAGCGTTTCAAGTCTAAAGGCTACGCTTGTTGTTACCAATGATCTACTTGCAAACGCCGCAGGTCTTGAAAGTGAAATCAACACTCTTGCTCCAAAGGTCTTTGCCTTTGAGATTGACCGAGGCATGTTCAGCGGTACCGGGAACGGTCAGATGCTTGGTATCATGAGCAGCGCAAGCAAGATTGCGATAGCCAAGGAGCAAAGCCAACTCGCTACCACATTGGTTTTGGAAAACATTGTGAAAATGTTAGCAAGGTCAACGATGGGAAATAGCGTTTGGTTTGCGAACCAAGATGTGATTCCTGCTTTAGTATTCCTTAAAAACCTAGATAGTAGTCCAGCTTTTATTCCTCTAAGTGGCGGTGCCACTGGCTCACTAATTGGAACGCTCTTTGGTCGTCCGTTGATATTCACCGAGTTCAACAAGACGTTAGGAGCTGAGGGCGATCTACTGTTAGCAGACTTTTCAGCGTACAGGCTTCTTGACCCTACGGCATTGCGAGTAGAAGGCTCCATGCACGTATACTTCTTGAGCGATGAATACGCTTTCAGGTTTGTTAAGAGCGTAGGTGGAGCGCCGATGTATGATTCTCCAATTACTCCGCTTGAAGGTACAGGAACCCTTAGCGAATTCGTTACCACAGCCGTAAGAGCGTAATTAGAATATAAGTCACCTCCATTGTAGCCGTAACTGGCGCAATGGGGGTTTATTAAAATTTTAAGATTAAAGAGAGTCATTATGCCTACAAGCTCAATATCAACCGTTAAACCTGCCGTCGTTCTCGCTCCCGTAGCGGATGCACTAGCCGGCACCGTTGGTACCACTCCCGTGAACATTGGAAAGTATGAAGCACTAGAATTCGTCCTCATTAAAGGTGTGGGCGCAACTGGTACCTCTACTATAACCGTTGAAGCATGTACCTCGTCCGGCGCAGCGAATCCTGAAGCTATCCCTTTTTCCTACCGTGTATCGTTGGATAAAGGGAATACTTGGGGCGAGCAAATATTGGCGACAGCCGCAGGGTTCGCTACAACGGCAGGAAGCGATCATGTAATTATGATTCAAGTGCCTTCGCATGGACCTCTTGCAAGTCTCCCAACTAAGAAGTGGGTAAGACTAAAAGCAGTAGAGGTGGTGGATAGCCCAGTTCTTGCAACGGTCATCGCACTGTTGCATGGATGTAATTACAATACGTATGAAACTCCTTGGGTGTCGTAATTTTTTAGGTGCGTACCAATGCCAAAGACAATAGTAACCGGCCCTTCTGGAACAGCCATTACGTTGGCAGAGGCAAAGGCGCACCTAAACCTAGACTTCAACGAGGACGATACACTCGTCACGAGCTACATTGAAGCAGCTACGAAGTCTATTGAGAAATACATTGGCAGCCCCTTGAGGACTGAAACCCACAAGTATCACTTCGCGCAATGGGAGCCAGTGTTCATTTTGAACGATGCAAGGATTCAAAGTATTACGTTTGTAAAATACTTTGATACAGCAGGAGACGAACAAACCCTAACTCCTACGGGGAACTATGTAACGGACCTTGTGAGCCTTCAAAGGAAAATTCTCTTTTTGCCTTCTGCTTCCTTGCCCACTGTTAGCGAACTTCTCGCTTTCCCTATCTCTGTGACAGTAGTTACGGGTTTCGCTTCCTTGCCTGATGACATAAAACTGGCGGTTAAAACGCTCGTTGCAACGTATTACACCCACCGAGAGTCGGAAACATTAACAGACGGCATGCCAGCGACCCTTAATAGTTTATTCAAAAACCTACTGAATCCATATAGGGTGACGCTTATATGAAAAGAGGCAGACCTACTACATTACGGTCAGCAGATTACAGGGCGGTAATTCAAATACTGAATAAGACCGCTACGGTCGATGAATACAACGTGCCTCTAACCTCGTACACCGTAGCGTGGAACCTTCGTGCTGCCTACGTTCCGCAGACTGTTGTGAGTAAGTTTACCCAAGGAGAAACGAGCGCAATCGACAGAACGTTATTCCGTATAAGACGCGACCCCGGCATTAACAACGGGCATGTATTAAAATTTAATAACGAGTTCTACACGATTAAAGGCATCCAAAAAATAGGCTTAGGCGTTGAGCAACCGTACTCTGAAATAATTGCGGAGAAAATTCTATGAGGACGGGATATAAATCAAATGCCAAGCAGGTATCACGAGACATTAAACAGCTTGAGAGCAAGGTATTAAAGAAGGCTTTAGGCGTTGCGGTGACGGCAGGAAGTAAAGTATTCCGTGATAACATTAAGATGTACGTGCCAATTCGCACGGGCAGACTACGCCGAGCAATAAAAAGCAGGACGCTCAAAGGCAAGAACGCTTATGGAAGAGAAGTGGAGGGGATTAGTGGGGTAATTGAAGGCGGAAAGGATTGGCCGTTTTATGCCCGTTTCATTGAAGAAGGATTTAACATCGTAAAGGTCTCACGGTACGCAGCTCCTTTGAAGAGACGGCTACGGAGGGATACAAAAAAAGCAGTACCAGAAACTACAAAGAAGGGAAAGAGACAGATAATTCGCAGGGTAATGGGTAGGCCATTTCTACGCAGGGCTTTCGAGTCATCCCAACAGAAAGTAGTAGGGACGTTTGACGACAAGGTAACAAAAAAGCTCGCAGCGGAGTGGGCAAAGGTTGGTAAATGAGTAGCATTGAAAGTGCCTTGATAGCAGGAATGTTGGCAAATGGCCCAATAGCGGCAATTGTAGGTACTAGGATTTATCCTATGATGGCTCCACCAAAGGCTGAAATGCCGTGTATTGTCGTGGAGAAAGTGGGTTATGCGACGAACTACACGACCGACGGGCCAGCAGGAATCTCTGAAGCGATGATGAATATTACCATGTTGGCGTTGAGGTATAAAAGTGGTAAGGACGTAGAAGGAGCGGTACGAGACTATCTCTCCGGCTTTAAGGGAACGGTAAGTGGTATTAAAATATTGAGTGCTTTAATTAAAGACGAGATAGATGGGTACGACGAAGAAGTGCAAATCTACTCGGTGGAGAGTCTAGTGTCTATCCAATATAAGGATTAAAAAATGAGTACAAGTACAGGATATGGGGCGGCCCTCCTACGGGCAGATGGAGCAGGAATCGACGGTATAAGAGCTAACAGAACATACGGGACAGGCACATCACAAATCGTGGTGCAAGCAATCAAAAACGGAACGGCTGGTAACTCAATAACTCTTACCTTCACAGACCCAGTAGGTAACAACGTGCCTCTATCCGTAGCGGTATCAGGAAATGATATTACCGTGACGCTTGCAACAGACGGATCATCTGCCGTTACTAGTAAGGCGAACCAAGTAATTGCCCTTTTGAACAGTAACGTGAATACCAACAGTTTGATTTCTGCTAAAGCAGGAACAAGCGGTGGTGGTGGAGTAGTGGCAGCCGCAGCCTCACAAGCCCTTACAGGTGGAGCATTGGCGACGCACGGATTCACTAAAATTTCTGGACTAAGAAACTTTTCGCATAGTGGTGTTACAACGAACGTGGTTGATGCAACGTCGGCGGACAGTCCAGATAGATTCTCGCAGAAACAAGTAGGATTTATCTCGGCAGGAAATATTTCGTTTGAGATGATATTTGATGCCGCCGACGCGAGCCAAGCAACAATGGAAGCTGACTGGAGAAACGGAGCGCAAAGACTTTATCGTTTAACGTTAGCGGATGACGATACTACGACCTTCGACTTCAGAGGATTCGTTGCGAACTTCGATATGTCCGTACAATTAGAAGAAGTAACGAGCCGTTCATGTACCATTGAATTGACTGGACCGATGTTAAGAAACTACGGTTCATAAGCTACTGTGTAGGCAGTGAGGTTGTTCTCTCACTGCCTATGTTCTATTAAAACGACAAGGCAGGAAACAGCAAATGACAGGCAAGCAGATAGACGGATACATAACAAAGACGATCAATGGGAAAGTTAGGAAGTTCGCCCTCAATATGAGGGCCTTGTGTACATTGGAGGACGAACTAACAAACAATCCGAGAGCAAAGGCGAAACAAAAAGAGCGCGAAATCTCAACAATCAAAGACCTCGAAAAGTACATCCAAGACTTAGAGGTAGCGGTAAAGGAAAAAAAAGGAGTACTCCCCACAAGGACTACTGAAAAGGGGAACCTCTTTTTGGGGCTTCTCGATATCAATAACATGAGTACATGGGAGACCTTAATCCTTATCTTTGCTTGCCTTAACAGTGGGCATCCTGAGTTGACGCTAGATGAGTTGATTGATGAAGTGGGCGACATGTCCTCATGCGCGGAGTACATCAACGCCGTAATGGAAGCCGTATTGGTAAGTCAAACGCCAAGTAAGGAACAGGAGGGAGAGGGAGCGAGCGACGCAAAAAAGAAGAAAGTAGGGAGCTGATAAACTGGCTGAATTTATATGCGTTCTGCCGTGTAAACTTCGGGATGCTGAAGCAGGAGTTTTGGGAATTAACTCCTGCTCAATATAACGCCCTAGCAGAGCAACGGAACATGATTGAGGCAGCGAGGGAGTACGGCATCAGTCAACTATGCGCCATGTTCTACAACGTGAACGCAGGGAAGGGAGCGAGGAAGTTAGACGCACGGTCATTCGGAACCTTCTTAGGGCAAGCAAAACAAAAGGAAGAAACCTTCGAGGAGCTCCATAGGAAGATATTTGAAACGGCATCCTTACTATCAGGTATTTAAGAATGACAACCGCCACAGCCCGTCTATTCATAAGTTTAGTGGGGAATATAGACCCACTAACCAAGTCTCTTGCCCAAGCAGGTAGGCAGTTAGACGGGTTCGGTAAAAAGCTGGAATCAATCGGAGGGAATCTAAGCAAGTTCTCCGTTCCAATCGCAGCAGGATTAGGCGCAGCCCTTGTGAAGTTTGGGCAGTTCGAGTCCTCAATGAATAGCGTTTCCGCTTTAGGGGGAATTTTTGGTAAGGATTTAGAAGACCTCACTAAACAAGCGGAAAAGCTAGGAGCCGAGACACAGTACTCCGCTAAACAGGCAGCGGATGCAATGGGCGTTCTTGCCCAAAGCGGAATGAACGCCAATCAAATTATGTCCGTTACTCCGCAGGTATTGAACCTTGCAGGAGCCACGAATGTGAGCCTTGCGGAGTCCGCTGATTTAGTTGCCAACGCAATGGGCCAGTTCAGCCTAAAGGCAGAGGACTCGGCGCGTATTGTGGATGTAATGGCCCAAGCCGCCAACTCTGGAAACCTGAGCGTAACGGACTTAGGGGAGTCGTTCAAATACACTGGTGGCATCGCAAGTAGTTTAGGCTTTTCTATTGAGGAAACCGCTGCCGTAATGGCCCTCCTCTCTCAGTCAGGCATTAAGGCTTCTCAAAGTGGTACAGCATTCAAGAGTGGCCTTCTCAGTCTTATAAAGCCAACAACACAGGCAAGGGAAGCTCTCGCTCAGTACTCCATTGAGATAACGAACAGTGAAGGCCGATTGCTTTCTTTGTCGGCTATACTAGACCAATTCCAAAAGAACGTACCAAAGGCGAATCTAGAAAAAACGTTAGGTGCAGTCTTTGGAAAGGAAGCATTGCCAACGTGGATTACACTTGTGAAGGGAGGCAGTGCAGCCCTCGACGAGTTCAATGCCAAGATGGATGCCAACTCTGGAGCAGCAGAGCGAGCACGGGTGATAATGCAGAGCGGACTTGCTGGCGCGTGGGAGAGCTTTACGGGGAGCGTAGAAGGAGCCGCCATAGCAATAGGCAAGGTCTTTAGTCCAGCCGTTGAAACCGTCTTGAAAGCAGGGACACAATTAGCAAATAGCATCAAGGAACTTGCGGAAGCGTTTGGGAGACTACCCAAAGAAACGCAATATAACATCACTAGCATGGTATTGTTTGCCGGAGCAGTAGGCCCAGCGGTTCTTGGACTAGGAATGATGGTGCGCGTATTAGGTTCCGCTGCCAGTGGACTATCCTTGCTATTGGCTCCGCTTAAAACTGCCGTAATGGGAGTGGCTGGACTAGCAGGAGG